AACCGCCGATGTTGAATAAAATGCCCCGGCAGGAGGTTTAATCCTACCGGGGTTGCTCAAGAAAGGAAGCTGCAAGCCGGAACGGGCACCTGCCCGCGTTTTCGGAGTCCGGCGGCTCCGGGTCGGTCTTTTGGGGGAGGCATACCCCGCGCCTGCTCAAGACCGTACCAATAGGCGCTTCATGCCCGCCAACCTGCCCTGAAAATTTACAGCATAACCCCCTTCAGCCTGGCCGCCGCCTTAGGGTGGAAAATGGCGAAGGAGCAGATCCACTCAATCAGGGTCGTGTAGTAGATACCGCTCAAGCCCTGGTCAATGACCTCCAAGGGCCCGGCCTGAAGCCCGCCGACATACTCACCAGCCCCAAAACGGACGGCGTAAATGTCATCGGTCAGGATGGGATTCCCTGTGGCGTCTTCCTCAATTATGCCGATGGGAATGCCGGCGTAGGCGTCGATCTGCTTGCCGAAGACGTCCGTGACGACTTCCACGGCCTGATTTTGCGCCCGGCGGACGGCGTTGACAGCGCGGCGTGTCTCTTTGTTCATGAAGAGAACATCGGGCGAACCGACCACGGAGTCAATCAGCTCGTCAAGCTTGGCCGGTTGTAGCGGTCCTATTCCAGCCTCCAGCACCTGGGCCCCAGTCAGCCGGTTTTTCAGGCCGTCGAAACTCGTCGGATCGGCAGAGGCGTCGCCGGAGAAAAAGTACTTGGTGAAGTCCAGGGCGGCCGCCTTGGCTTTCATGGAGTCATGGACGGCCCGCAAGTCGTTCAAGTTGCCTTGGGTCTTGACCAAGGCCCGGTCATATTGGGACAGGCCGCCAAAGACTTTCAGGTTTTCGGTTTGCCGCTGGACCACGCCGGTTGATTCGGTGTAGGTTGCGTTATAGTCGCGGAAAGCCACGCCGGGGAGGGTCTTTTCCACGTTGAATTGATAGGCGTTACCGGCCACGTCCGCAAAGGGCAAGTATTGCAAAACCGGGCTGGTCTTGGCGAATACCTCCACCACGCCAGCCTGTAAAGGGTCGGTCAAAAGTTTCCGTTGTTCCACCAAAGTTAAACTAGGCATGATAAAACCTTTCTATTGCTTATACCCCGCGCTCAATAGCTGGGTTGCATTTAGCTTGCTCAGGTCCGCCGGGGGCTTCCCGCCTGGGCGCTTGGTGTCCAATTCAGGGGCCGCCGGGGCTTTAATGAATAGCCCCGCGTCCCTGGCTTGGCGAATCCAGGCCAGTTTGACCGCCGGGGGCAAATCGGGGACCAGGGGCCGGAACTCTGCGGGCAAATCGTTCACAAGTTCCTCCACCACGGTCTTTAGGGTTTCTTCGGCCGCCTTTCGCTGACCCAAAACTTCCGCGAATCTGGCATAAGGGACATTACCCTTTTTTTCATCTTCGGGAACGGTCTGCTCAGTGGCCGGGGCGTCCGTCTTTTCGGATTCGCCATTATCGCCGGCGGGGGCGGGATTTTCAGTTGTCATAATTTCACCATTAACGCTGGAGGGGCGGATTTATTCAGACGGGATAAACCCGGCTAAAGACGGCATATTTATTTCATCAAACTTTTTCAATTCGGCTTGTGTTTGCTCAAGTTGCGTTATGGCTTGTTCCCGGTCAAGGTCGGGGTTCATTTGCATAACAACATCAACTTTGGAAATGATGCCCAAATCCACAAGGGCGCGCCAGTTGCTTGTTTTCTCATAAGGGGTCTGGCTTGGTTCCGGGCGGTAAAACTCGCACCACAAGACAGCATCCGGGCTTATGGTCCTGGTCGGATTGTGGGTATTCCAGATGGCCCGGAAAAGGTCGAAAAGCTGGTCCTCATATCTGGCGAACAAGGCCAGGTCATCGGCCCGCATTTCTTCAAGTTCAGCATTGCCAACCAATTTAGCCCGGCCGCTTTCCTCGGTGGGCCTGATATTCACGCTGGCCGCTGAAAGGCCGTTGCTCATGGCCGCTTGCTTTACCAAGTTTTCCACGGCCGCCAGGGCTTGCTCAACGGGGGCCACAGGTGCGGCAAAACCGACCTCGCCTTTTTCCGGCAAGTGAATCACTTGCCCCGGCCCCATTGTCAGTTGCTTCCGGGAATCGTTATTGACCCCTTTGGTGTAAAGCAAGCTGTATGATTGAAAACGCATGGTAAAAAGTAAATCCGTCAAAATGGAATTTACCGCGTCCTGAATCATTACCAAATCGGTGGCCCCCGGCAACCAAAAGCTATCTAAGGGCGGTTCAGCCCAAATAGGGACAAAGGGCAACCGGCCATAAGGGTTTTCATACTCCTCAAGCACTTGGCCCTGATAGTCGAATTTTTGAAAAAGCGCATTGGTCCAGCGGGAAAAAGTGACCGCCGAGGCTTGGCCGTCCGGGTCGTTGCGGGTTATGACAACTTCCAGAAGGTCGGACGGAACATCGCCCCAAACCACGTCCAGAATATCCGGGGTCAGAATATCGAGGGTCATTACCCCATTGCGCCATACCGGCCGCAAAAGGATGGTTCCCAAGAGTTTTGAAAGCCTGTTGGCCTGTTTCATCACCGTTGCCAAACTGGAGGAAGTTTCAATTTCGGTGAAAATGGCTTGGTCCTGGTCTGTGCCCTCAATCCGGCGCTTGGCGTCTTGGTTGTAAACCATAGCCAGGGCGCGGATGATTTTTTTAACCAGATTAAAACCGACAGGAACAAGGTTTTCCGGTTGCGCGTGGGTTTTGGCAAGATTGGCCTGAATATAAATCTCTTGCTCATTTTGATAAAGCAAAAGTTGTTTTTCAGCCCGCTCTTTTCTCTGGCGTTCTGCCATATCAACGGCCGCCTGGAGGGCGGCACTTACTATTTTTGCGGCTTGACTATTAAAAAGCATGACAATATCCCTAATTTGATTATAGATTATTTAAAATTCAATGTCAATAAAAATATAATAATTTCAATAATATAACTCAATATCAGTAAATACAATTCAATAATATTGGGGACAATATTTTTTGACTTGCAATAATCCTTTTTTCTGTGTAATTCTGAAAATAAGTTTTTCATATATGCCAAGGGAGTCAGAACAATGCCAATGCCTATACACTTAGATCGTTGTGGAATGAATGTCTTTATTGATAACTATGAGTTTTTTGCAACCCGGCCCAGCCTCTCTGAGGCCGTCAAGTATTTTGCAAGTAGAGGGAAAAATGAAAGCGGCGCTGGTCGGAGCCGTGGCAATGCAAAAATTATTTTTGACAATCCCAACCTTTTGCGCGAGGCTCTTGAATATATCGCATACACGGCTCCGAAGGCTAAACCACATCAAAAAGAAAAAGCTATCAAACTTCTCAAGGGGCTTTGATTAACTTTTATATCCCTTGATAAGTGGTAAAAGCGTTATCATGCTTGACCAGGGAATGAAAAAAATCAGGCAGGGATATTTCGGATTCAACAACCGTTCTCCGGTGTTGGAGGTGCATTTTTGAAACTTGCAAAAATGAAGGACAAGCCGGGCCACAATTCAAAATTAAATCACCGCCGCGCAGAAAACACAATGGCGCGTGTTTGCTTTTAGATTCACAGATAACCGCATCAAGGACATAGGCGGCCAGTTCTTTTTGCCGGGTGGCAAATATAGACCAAGCCAGAGAATATACGCGGTCATCGTGAACTTTGGCATTAATTCCAAAACGGGGCTGACCATTTTTCAGTTCATAGGTGAAGGTTTCCATTTCCCGGGCCAAGTCTTTTAACTTGGCGCTGAAATGCAACCGGCCCTCTTTGACGATTCTGAATAATTCGGTAAAGGCCGGGACTTGGGCGGTATTGGTGGCATGGACAACTTCGGCCGGGATTAGATTTTCAACGGACCACAAGTAAATATCCTGGGAATTGTAACTTTCAAAAACCACATTTTCCAGGGTATAATTTTTGTGGTCCTGGGTTATGGCTTTTTTAATCAATGGGGCCAAGGAACCCAAAATGCTTTGTTGGTTGAGAATATAATAATCCGGCTCATTCCCGGCCAACCCTGCCACCTTGGCACAAGCGGTCCAAATTGTGTTGTCACCATGCAAAGAGCCGAAATAGGCGCGGTCCAGGCCGCCGCCGACAACATAGGTGCGGCCGTTTGCAATGGCCTTGAGGTCGTCGGCGCTCATTGGATGGGGCAGACGCTCTTGGGCGCGGCTAATATCGGCGGTGGCGAATAAAGCATTATCGGATGAGGCCCGCTGGTTTAAATGCTGGGTTTGAAAAGTGGCCCCGAGAAGTTGCTTGGCCCGGCTTTTGAGCCAGTCCCGCCGAATCCAGGGCGGGCTTTTCTTCAAGGCTTCGTCAAGGTCACGGTATTCAATGCGGTTGACAAAAACCGTGGGGTCTTCACTGTTGGCTTGCAAGGTTTCCAAGGTATGAAGCGGGCCACCCACCGCGTCAACCGTTGAATCAATTAAAAGCCAAGAGTTGATAGTATCGCCAAGGGAACTGGAAATAATTTGCATGGCCTCATCAGAAAAAGCGGCATGGATTTCACTACACCACCCGACCGTTACCCTTTCCCCGAAAAGAGAAGCCGGAGCATTGGTCACGGCCCGGATGGAACTTTGGAGGCCGGGATATAAAATTGAATCCCTTAAAATATTACCCGCGCCGATTTGGGCCAGCAAGGGCGGGCTATTCAAGATAATACCTTTGACGATTTTGAAAGCGGTGCTTATGGATTGCTTTTCGCTGTTGGAAAGAATAACGATATTTTCATTGGGGTTGAGGGTAAAACGCCAGATAACCAACAGGGCCAGGAGGATTGTCTTGCTATGCCGTCTTGGGAATGAAAAAGCAATGGTGGTATATTTCCATTGACCGTCCGGCCGCCTGGCAAGCGCCTCCGTAATGGCCTTGATTTGAAAGTCGGCCAAGGTTATAGGCTCATATCGACCCCTGGCCGTCAAGATATGGGGGCGAATATCGGCAATCCATTGAAGGAAGCCCTCGGCCCCATCCTGCCAAGCCTTGATTTTATCCTTGGTGACTTTCAGGGGCGGGGCGGGGCTGACCGGGCCGGGGGCCGATTGCGGGGCGGCCCGGTCTGTTTTGGGTTTAGTTCCGCTGGAGGGCATGGTCCGTTTCATACCCTTGCCCCCGTATGGCCCGGATGGGATTTTTCAGAATAGCGGCGGCGGGCTTGGGAGCAATCAAGTTTTTTCACGGCATAGCCGCAAGCGTATTGTTGGGTCATTTCGCTGGGGCGGTAATTAAGCCGGGCCAGTTGACAGGCCGCCTCCCCTGGTTCAAAGCCGCAAGTGGTATCAGGTTGACCGACACCGGGGCAAAGTTCCGATAGGTTGTCATTACGCTGATTCATTGCCGTTGCTCCTTTCATTGGCTGTTATTAAAGGGCCATTTCGATTAATGGGGCGAATGAATGATAACTCCTGTAAAGAGCGCAATCCGTATCACCGCACTGGTCAATCCTTTTCATGGACAAACAGGCAACGCACTTGTTTAAAATACGGTCCATGCAAATGAAAGCCATTATTTTTATGCCCTCTTGGTCAAGGTCGTCAACATAGCTCTTGGCGTGTTCCATCAATAATTTGGCAATCCTTTCAGGCTCCTTCATTGTCGTTATTCCTTTCATGGCCCCAATGGGGGGCGGGTTATTCGCTGGCTTGACCTCCGGCGCTGGTAACGAAGCAAGCGGCCTTGTGCGGCCCGCTGGCGGCCGATTAGGGGCCGACCTAAGCCACCCTAGCCGTGAAAGGGCTGGGCCGCTTGTGGAGCCGGTCCTGGCGGCGGTAAATGTTCCGGCCGGGGCCAATGGCAATAGAAGCCGGGCGGGCCAAGCGTCTATTGGATTTTACTGGCGCTGGCCCCTGATATATCCGCAACATCAACGGAACCGCGCTTATTCGCCTCGTGGGCGGTCGATAACAGGGTGGCCCCCCCCTGGCAATCGCCCCCAAAGCTGTTAGAAGCGATTGCCGCACGTCCGCTAGATGTTCCGCTTCACCGGGTTGAATGTTTCCGGGCGGAGCCAAGGCCAGGGCCAAGGCCGCCGGGGTCTGGCTATTCGTCATCATCGGCGGCGGCCATAACCAAGGCGGATACGTCCACAATATCACCGGCGGCGGGCCTATCCTTCCCCCTGGCGGCCGATTGCGGGGCGGGCTGGCCCTCCAGCCGGGCCAGGGTTTGGGCTGAATAAATTAAGGACCGTTGCAAATCGCGCCAAAGTTCCAAAAGTGGGTTTAGTTTTTTTCCGTCCACCAACACCTGAAAGCCGGGGCGGCTGACTTCGGCGGTTATTGCCTGGGCTATGGTTAAATCAAGCGCCAATGCGTCTCGGACAACTCCCACGGCCGCTTGAAGCGGGGCGGCGGCAATGGCTTGACGGAGGGCCGTTATCCGTTTGGCCGGGCCTGTCCGGCCGTCAAGGCGGCCATCGTCAATGGCGGTTATCAATTCATGGACATTGGCGGGCCTGTCCTTTTCAGAGCGGTTGCGTATCGGCCTTGAAATCAAAGGCTTTTTAATGGGTTTTCCGGTATTTGTTCGTTTCATTATTTGCCCTCCATCTAATAACTAATTAGAAGTTCAATGATTTGAAAACTTTGCAAACTGTTGCCTCACAGTGATTTAAAAATGTTTATTCAAGTTTGATCGGCACTGGGAATTACAAGGGAATTACGGCGGCCCCAAGTTCCCCGCCCCCCTGGCGGCGGCGCGGCATCCTGGCGTGGGGCGTATTTTTCCCCGGCAATAGACCTCTTGTTAAGTTTCATTTTCCTGGCAATCCCACTAGGCAATACCTTGCTTTTCACCTTGGGCAACCTGTGAAATGTCTGGCGTATAATCAACTGAGGCGGTTGCTACATCCCGGTTGTGCCTCTATCACGGTATGGCCTTATGGTAAACAATCCTCAATTTCATAAATTTCAGATTCCGACAGGCGGCGGCCCATTTCAACGGGTTCATTTTTGGGCTTGCCGAACGCGACCCTAATTCTGGCCCCCATAGTCTGGACCTTATAATCTTCATCGCCAATATCGCCATTATCACAAGAATCAAAAATCGGACGATTTGAAAAATCGTCCTTATCTTTACGAAGTAAAGATAGCTCACTTTCATTCTTCCCTTATATACCCTCTTCATATATCTTATATACTCTCTTCTATTTTATTACCGTAAAACTCGGTTTTGCATTACCGTAAAATCCGGTCGTCCATGACCGTAAAACCCGGTTTTGGATGACCGTAAAACTCGGTTTTGTATTTGTCCCTTTAGCACTGGCCATTACCGTGTTTTCCGGTCATGGTCTTGATTACTGGTATTTTCTTAGCTTGTTCCTTGGGAACAAGGTGGGCAAACTCCTTGACCAACTCCGGGTTTTCTTTAGCGAAGGCCAGCCACTTAGTGAGCGATTCAAAATTGACGGGTGCGGTTGCGTTTCGGAGTGCATACGCGAAACGAATAAATCTTTCCGCTTTTTCATAGCAGGGCCGCCACCTAGTTGAACGGTTCATGCCGTATTGCTCGACTTGGATTAAACCCAACTTCACAAGTTTGTCTCTGGCGGTGACAAGTCTTTCATCGGTGGTCAGACCAATGCGAAATTCAATCCACGGCAAAGGTTGTCGAAGCCATGCCTTACCATATTTATCCTCCACAATGAATCTTGAATATTTCGAGCTAACCATTGCGTAGCAAATGAAAGTAAACAACTCCGCCGGCAAATGGCCTAGCAAGTCAAAAACCGCTATGGGCGTATTGCTTCGGGCGACATTACGATTGAGCAACGCCCTTATTCTATCGGGTCCGTCCTCGTATTCGTCTCCAGGGTCGCCCTCGTATTCATAATCGTCATCTTCAAGGTCATACTCCCCCAAGGCCGCCAGATCGGTCTCATTTTCGATGGCCGGGGCCTTGGGGGAGGTTGCTTTGCTCATGCCAGGGCCGCCTCTGGCACGGCCTTGGCGGCGGCCCTGGCGGCCCTTGTGGCGGCGGCCTTGGCGGCGGCGGCCCTGGTGCGGTTGGTAATGGGAGTGGACTTGGCGGTGGCAACGGATTCCAAGTATTCATCAAGGGCGCTGAGATCATAAAGCACGGCGCGGCCAAGCCTGACAAACGGGATTCCAAGCTCCCCCTTTTCTTGCCGGTCTTTATTCAATTTCGCCGTGGAACATCCAAGATAGTCGGCCGCCTCCTGAACATTCAACCACCGTTTCGGAAGATTAACTTCCGGCTTTTCCTTCCTAGTCCTGGTTTTGGGCTTTTCCTTTGCTACACTATCCATAGAACTATCTCCTCTCGAATACTAATGGCTAGTATTCGAGAAGATTTTATCAAGTGTTACCTTTAGTTACGATGTGAATTACCTGGAAAAACATGGACAAATATGGACAAATAGAAAGTGCTAAAAATAAAAAACGGCCAAATAGCCGCTTGAAAAGTAAGGAGATATGAGCTGGGGGCTATGTCACTTGATAATCACTCTTATACGCGCTGCGCTTGTTTTGCCCCTGTATCATATCTTTAGGGAAAGGCATTTTTATACCAGCAGCCGTCAATTTGCCATAGGCTGCTAAACAGGCCTTACTGCCTCCTGAAGTAGCCCCTGGCTTGTTCATACCGATTCGATAAGATTTATTAAAGTTGCCTGTTTTGAGCCAATAGAACAGAGTTGATACCTGTTTCCCGCCTATTCTATCTTCATGAAATTGCGTCTTTTGGTCTGCTGGAAGCGCGTCAATTTGCTTCTGGATTGTATCTATCCATTGAATTATTTCTGGTTTATCTTTTGGTGCGGGCTCTGCTATCTTTTCAATCTTGTTATTCGGCTGGTTGTCCCGGTCAAAGAAAAGTCTCTTTTGGAAAATGTATTGGAACACAAGGTCATAAATATCGTCTCCTGATTGAAGAAGGAACAACCATTTTTCGTCGTCCGTATTCTCCCCCCTTGGTCTTTCAATGGAAAAAGTTTCAAACATCTGTTTTATATTATTTATGTTGTCAAGTGGGAGGCTGATATTGCCGTCTGAATAGTCGGCTATTTTGCTGTATAGCTTCCGGGTATAAAAATCCATCTTATCTGGGGCCGTTTTTTTTGATAGCTTTTCATAATCGGCCCAAACTTTGTCCCACGCCGTCAAAAGGCAGTTTTTCATTTTATCAAAACCATCGGGCTGATATTCGCGATCTATGGCCTTCCAATAGGCTGGCCCCTGTTCGGCCAAGTTAATCACCCCTTGCGGTGTCAGGCCGTCTTTTTGTTGTAAATAATAGGCGGTGATGTAGACGGGCTTTTTATCTGGCATTTTACCACCTCATGCCCCGCCCGCCAGGCGGGGCTACAATATTATACTGTTAATGGACTACAGCGGGGGCCTCTTGGGCCGGGGGCTGACCTTCGGCATTCACGGCGACATCGGCGACCGGGGGCTTGTTCCAGCCTTCGGTAATCAACTGTGCAGCGGTATCGGCGGCTTTTTGGGCCGGGCTTTTTTCCAGGTGAGCATACCTGGCGGTTGTGACCGGCTGGCTATGGCCTAGAATCTTACCCACAATCGGCAGACTGGCCCCGCTACTGACCATCACGCTGGCGAAGGCGTGTCTCAGGTCGTGAATCCGCCAGCGTCCTTTCAGGCCCGCCTTGGCGCGGAGCAAATCCCACGGTTTCCGCAATCCTTCCATGTGGCCGGTCTTCGAGGCGAGCGAAGGGAAAACATAATCACTATAGCGGGTCATGGCCTTCAATATGTCAACCGCTGGCGCTGATAAAGGCACTTTTTTGA